TATATGTTAATGGACAAAAAGTATTAGAAGATTCCTCAGGTTCAATTGTTGTATCTGCGGATGCTAACCAAAATGTTAGTGTACAAACATCAGGTTCTGGAGACGTCCAATTGGATGCTACAGGAACTGGTCTTATTGCACTTAAATCTACAGTACAGATTGAGGACGGTAATAATATTACTAACTCAGCAGGTAATGGAATTACATTTGGTTCAGGTCTAATATCAGACTCACTTACATCAAAATCTACTAATACTAATTTAGTGTTAGCAGGTAACGGTACAGGTAATGTCCAAGTTAGTGATAACCTAACTGTAACAGGAGACTTTACAGTATCAGGAACTACAACCACAGTAAGTTCTACAACATTAACAGTTGCAGATAAAAACATTACAGTGGCCCAAGGTGCAGCGGACGCAGCAGCAGCTAACACAGCAGGACTAACAGTTGATGGAGCGTCAGCAACATTAACTTATACTTCCGCAGACGACAGATGGAACTTTAATAAGAACTTAAATGTAACCACAGTTTACGGTAACCTAACAGGTAATGTAACAGGTAACATTAGTGGTTCATCAGGATCAACAACAGGTAACGCAGCAACAGCAACAGCCCTAGCAAATGCTAGAACTCTTGGTGGCGTATCTTTTGATGGTACTGCAAATATTAACCTTCCAGGTGTTAACGCAGCAGGTAACCAAGACACCACAGGTAATGCAGACACAGCTACAGTTTTAGCAACAGCTAGAACAATTGGTGGTGTTTCCTTTAACGGCTCAGCAGACATTAACTTGCCTGGTGTGAACGCAGAAGGTACACAAAATACCACTGGTAACGCAGCTACAGCTACAGCACTTGCAACAGCAAGGACTCTATCCTTTACAGGTGATGTAACAGGTACAGGAGACTTTGACGGTTCAGGTAACTTAGCAACTGCATTAACTATTGCAGCAAATAGTGTTGCATTAGGAACTGACACTACTGGTAATTATATGGCACAAGTAAGTGGCGGAGATGGTATTACTATTTCTCATACACAGGGCGAAGGCTCTACAGCTACTATTACTGGAACGGCTATATATAATGTTAGTGGTACAAAATTAAATTAAGGTAGGAATGTATGGCTTTAGCAAGTAGAACAGATTTACAGGATTATTGTTTAAGGAGACTTGGACACCCTGTAATAGAAATAAATGTTGATGAAAGTCAACTTTCAGATCGCATGGATGATGCTTTACAGTTCTTTCAAGAATATCATTTCGATGGTGTAGAAAGGACTTATGTTAAGCATGAAATCACAGGTTCTAAGCTAAAACTAACAGCCAACCTTGGTAATAATTTTACAAAGGGAGAAACTTTAACAGGAGGAACTTCCGGTGCAACTGCTCTATTTGATTCTACTGATGCAACAGCACAGTTTTTACTTATAGAACAGGTTAAATCCGGAACATTCCAAGCGTCAGAAGTTATCACAGGATCAATTAGTGGAGCAACAGCTACATTAGGAGCAACGGACTTTTATATTAAGGGAGATATCGAAAACGGATATCTCCCGATTAGTAATAATATTATAGGTATTACAAGAGTCTTTAACTTTGGTGGAGCAGCTACAAACAATACAAAAGACGGACAACTGTTTGATCTAATGTATCAGTTTAGAATGAATGATCTTTATAATTTAATGGGAGCAGACATGATATATTACTCTGTCGTTCAATCCCATTTATCAACATTAGAACAACTGTTGGTAGGACAACGACAAATTCGTTGGAATAGAAAAACAGATAGACTTTACATAGATACAGATTGGGATAAAACATACAACATAGGTGACTTTGTTGTAGCAGAAGCTTATGCTATTTTAGATCCAGCAACATATACAGAAGTCTATGATGATATGTTTTTAAAGAAATATACAACAGCATTATTTAAAAAACAATGGGGCGATAATCTGAAGAAATTTGCAGGTATTCAAATGCCAGGTGGTGTAACATTAAATGGAGAAACCATTTTTAACGAGGCAGTACAAGAGATACAACAAATTGAACAGGAGATGCAACTAAAATACGAATTACCTCCTCAATTTATGATAGGATAATACTATGCCAACCAATTTCTTTTTTCAAAATGGCGGTGGTATAGGTAATACGGCAGAAGGTCGTTTAATTGAAGACCTTATTATCGAAAGCCTAAAAATATATGGACATGATGTCTTTTATTTACCTAGAACATTAGTTAAAAAAGATACAATCTTTGATGAGGATACTCTGTCTAGTTTTACACAGGCATATCCTATAGAAATGTATTTAGAAAATGTGCAAGGCTTCGAAGGACAAGGCGACATATTCACACGATTTGGTATGGAAGTTAGGGATCAAGCTACTTTCATATTAGCAAAAAGAAGATGGGAAGACATGGTACAAAGACAAGCTATTGTACCTACACAAGCAGCTAGACCTTCCGAAGGAGATTTAATTTACTTTGATAAGACTAAGTCTTTATTTGAAATTAGATATGTAGATTTTCAAAATCCATTTTATCAGGCAAACCAATTACATGTATTTAGATTAACAGTTGAACTATTCGAGTACAGCTCAGAAGATTTAAACACAGGCATTGCAGCTATAGATGGCATAGAAACAAAATACTCTCAGGATATGTTAGAGTATCAAATGATGTTAGAAGATGGAACTCTATTACTTAAAGAAGATAGTGGTAGTTTAATTAACGAAGCTTATCAAACAAGTGTATCTGAACCAATAGATAATCAAGACTTTGATAGTTTAATTACATTAGAAGGCATACTAGACTTTAGTGAAAGAAATCCATTTGGTGAAATAGGAGCATAATATGTTTAAGGATAAACACTTCTACAATCAACATATAAGAAAAGGCATTATAGCCTTTGGAACACTATTCAATGATATAAACATTGAAAGAAAGAATTCAGCAGGTGCAGTTACACAAGCACTTAGAGTCCCTTTATCTTATTCTACTAAACAAAAGTTTATGACTAGGATAGCAAGGGTAACAGATACAACTACACGAGGCGAAGTAGCATTAACATTACCCAGAATGGGTTTTGAAATTAATGGTTTGAATTACGATCCAGCAAGAAAAGTACAACCTATTCAGAAAACAAAGGTTGTAGGTTCAGGTGATGATACAAATACAGTAAGACAGGTGTTTGCTTCTGCTCCATGGAACATGGATTTAGCATTATATATATTTGCGAAGAACCAAGATGATGGATTACAAATATTAGAACAAATTGTTCCTTATTTTAATCCTGATTTTAATGTTACTATTAACGATCTTCCAGAGATGGGGATTAAAAGAGATTTAAAAATAACTTTAGATAATGTTAGTTATGAAGATGAATACGAAGGCGAATACGCCAATAGACTTAGTGTCGTTTGGACACTTAATTTTACTATGAGACTCAACTTTTATAGTCATGTAAGTAATGCAGATGTAATTAAAACTGCTATTGCTAACATATTTAACGAGGATGGTAACGCATTGACACCATGGAGTCTAAGTAAAACAGGTTCTAATAAAGGAACAGTAACAGCATCTGTTAATCCTTTGTCTGCCACACCGGCTGACTCGTATACATTCTTGGAGGAATTTGATGAAAACTACGAAGAATAGCGGTTTTGAAGAATTAGATAAAGCGTTTAAAACAAAAGAAATAACAAAAGCTTTAGAAACTAATCTTAGAAAAACCGAAGAAGAGAGACAACTCCCAGCAGTAGGCATGTCAGAAGAAGACAAAGAGGCCCTACATGCAAAACAACAAGAAGAAGATTTACAATACGCTAGGTCTATACTAAAACAGGCAGAGGCATATAATGCTGAGGCTATTGAAGGTATATTGCACATAGCTAGAAACTCAGATCAACCCCGTGCTTATGAAGTAGCCGGAGGTCTAATTAAAAACTTACAAGACACAGCCAAAGATATGCTAGAAGTACAAGAAAAACATAAGCGTATTACAGATGATGGCACTAAAGGTAAGAACATTAAAACACAGAACAACATGTTCGTAGGTAGTACAAAAGATCTACTACAAGCATTGAAAGGCGAGCAAGCTAAAACAATAGAAGGCGAAGTAGCAGAAAAAGATGGCGACTGAGCAAGTATCATATCACGGTAATCCTAACCTTAAACCATTAGCATATCAGCACGATTTTACTAAAGAAGAAATCGCAGAGTATGTTAAATGTCAGAACGATCCTAAGTATTTTATAGAAAACTATGTAAAAATTGTTACACTAGACAAAGGATTACAACCATTTAAATTATTCGATTGTCAGAAAGGTAAAGTAGATCTCATAATGAATGAGAGAAAAGTAATTTTAATGGAAGGTAGACAACAAGGTAAAACAGTAACAGCAGCTGCGTGTATATTACACTATACAATATTCCAAGAAGATAAAACAGTAGCTATCATGGCTAACAAAGCCTCAGCAGCGAGGGAAGTATTAAACAGATATCAAATAATGTATGAGAACTTACCTTTGTGGATGCAACAGGGTGTTAGAGTATGGAATAAAGGTGATGTAGAATTAGAAAATAATAGTAAAGTACTATCAGCAGCTACAACAGCATCCGCCATTCGTGGTAAATCAGTTAATTGGCTATACATTGATGAGGCAGCAATCATACCTAACAACATAGCAGACGAGTTCTTTACTTCTGTTTATCCTACTATTTCTGCTGGTGAAACAACTAAAATTCTACTTACATCTACACCACTAGGCTACAATCACTTCTGGAAGTTCTGGAATGAAGCAGAGAAAAAACAAAATGGTTTTGAACACATGTTCATACCTTACTATGAGATACCAGGAAGAGATGAGAAGTGGTTAGAAGAACAAAAAGGATTGTTAGGTGAAGTTAAATTTAACCAGGAGGTAATGTGTGAGTTCTTAGGTTCAACAAATACTTTAATTAATGCTACAACTATAGGTAGATTAAGTACAAAAGAACCAGAGTTTCACAATGCAGGGTTAGACATATATGAAGAACCTAAACAAGATAGATACTACGCAATGGCATGTGATACTGCCAGAGGTATTGGCGGAGATTACTCTGCTTTTGTAGTCGTAGACATAACCGAGATGCCATATAAAGTAGTGGCAAAGTATAGAAACAACGAAATTGCACCTATGTTATTCCCAGATGTAATAGGGAAAGTAGGTAGGGACTATAATAATGCTTTTATATTAGTAGAAGTAAATGATATAGGACAACAGGTAGTAGAGATATTACATCAAGAAGTAGAATATGAAAACATTCTCACTACGGTTACTGAACAGAACAGGCAGTATGTAAGCCCTGGGTTTGGTAAAGCAACAAAGTTAGGAGTAACAACTTCTAAACAAGTTAAAAGACAAGGATGTTTTACATTTAAGTCTTTACTAGAAGAACAAAAGTTATTGATATTTGATGAGCATATTATACATGAAATATCAACTTTTATTGAAAAAGGTAACACTTATCAAGCAGATGAGGGCTACCATGATGATTTAGTTATGTGCATGGTACTATTTGGCTGGTTGTCTAGTCAAAATTTCTTTAAAGATATGACAGATGTTAATGTTAGAGAAGGACTATATGGACAACAAATGGGAGAAATAGAACACAATCTAACTCCATATATAAGATACGATGGACAAGAACCAGAATTTGAGGTGATAGGAGATGATGTGTGGTTATTAGAAGATGAATACCACCCTTCAAATCTACAGAAAAAACTGAAGAATTTAATAAACAGGTAGTGTAATTACAGTCTAAAATGCCGTAATTACAAATTATGATATAGAACTTTTATGATGTATAAATAGTTGGATGATAATAAAACTTGTGTCATTAAATTTTAACATAAGATAATATAAACCGAGGAGAAAAACATGGCATTTCAGCTATCACCAGGTGTTCTTGTAAAAGAAACTGACCTTACTAGTGTTGTTCCTTCCGTTGCTACTACAATTGGTGGCTTCGTAGGAGACTTTGCATGGGGGCCAGCAGGCGAGATCACAACAATTAGTTCCGAAAATGAGTTAGTAGCTCGATTCGGAAAGCCTAATGACACTACTGCTAAAGACTTTCTTACAGCAGCGTCATTCTTGGCTTATGGTAATCAACTAAAAACAGTCAGAGTCATTGACGATACTACATCTGTTAACGCTGTACAAAGCGGAACAGCTGTTTTAATTAAAAATGATGATGACTATGTCAACAACCATGAATCAGGAGCTGGTTCTAATGGTATGTGGGCAGCTAGGTACCCAGGAGCTTTAGGAAACTCTCTTAAAGTTTCTTTTGCAGACTCTAGTAATTTTGATACTAACTCTGTTGCATCAGCAACTGTAACAGCAGGAGGATCTGGTTATACATCAGCACCTACTGTTTCATTTACAGCGCCAGGCGCAGGAGTTACAGCAACAGGTACAGCTACAATAAGTGGCGGTGCAGTTACAGCAGTTACAATTACTAATCCAGGAAATGGATATGCAGCGGCACCTACTATTTCATTCTCAGGCGGAGGCGGTACTGGAGCAACAGCTACAGCAGTCTTAGCTACAGATTGGACTTATAAAAATGAATTCGATCAAGCCCCACTTTCATCAATTGATGTATTGTTGGCAGGCGGATCAAACGATCAGATGCACATTGTCGTAGTCGACGAAGACGGATTGTTCTCAGGAACAATTGGAACAATTCTTGAAAGATTCGAGAGTGTTTCTAAAGCATCAGATGCTAAACACAGCGAAGGCGGTTCACTGTTTTACAAAGACGTGATTAATCAGCAGTCTAAGTACATATATTGGACAGATCACCCAGCAGGCGAAAGCACATGGGGAACAACTAAAACTGGTACAACATTTACTTCTAACTTTACAACAAGCGAAGGATTAAGTTCGTTAACAGGTGGTGTAGATGATAGTCCTGATAGTGGAGACATTCAAACAGGTTGGAATTTGTTCGCAGATGCCGATCAAGTAGATGTTTCACTACTTATTACAGGTTCTATTAGTACTACAGACCAAAAGTTTGTACAAGATAACATTTCTAAAACAAGAAAAGATTGTATTTCATTCCACTCACCACAGTTTGCATCATGTGTAAACAATGCAGGTGGAGAGGAAGCAGCTATTACAACAGATAAAGGATTGTTAGCAGCTACATCTTACAGTTTTATGGATAGTAACTGGAAATATATGTATGATCGTTACAACGATAAGTACAGATGGGTTCCACTTAACGGCGACACAGCAGGTCTTTGTGTAGCAACAGACTTAGAAAGAGAAGCTTGGTATTCACCAGCAGGCTTTAATAGAGGACAAATTAAAAATGCAGTTAAACTAGCATGGAGTCCTACTAAGGCGAATAGAGACAACCTATACAAAATTGGTGTAAACCCAGTCATTAATTCACCTGGAGCAGGGATTGTATTGTTTGGAGACAAAACATTACTTTCACAACCAAGTGCATTTGATAGAATTAATGTTAGAAGATTGTTTATTGTGCTTGAGAAAGCTATTGCAACTTCAGCTAAATATCAATTGTTTGAATTCAATGATGCGTTTACAAGAAATCAGTTTGTAAATATTGTTAAACCTTTCTTAAGGAATGTTCAAGGCGGAAGAGGCATATACGACTTTAAAGTAGTATGTGATGACAGTAATAACACTTCACAAGTTATTGATAGCAATCAGTTCGTAGCTGATATCTTTATCAAACCTACTAGAAGTATTAACTTTATTACCCTCAACTTTATAGCAACAAGAACAGGCGTAGAATTCGAAGAAGTCGGCGCGTAACTTATAAATATTGAGTATAGGAGAAACAAATGTCAATATCAAACTTTAAACAACAACTATCCGGAGGCGGTGCTCGTCCCAATCAGTTTGAGGTACTCTTTTCCTGGCCAGCAGCGGTAGGCGCAGCGCAGCCAACGAACGATGCAAGATTGCTTGTTAGTGGTGCAGCTATTCCAGCTTCTACTGTTAACCCAGTAATCACTCAATACAGAGGTAGGGAAGTTAAGATGGCTGGCGAAAGAATATTTGATCCTTTCACAGTAACCATTATTAACGACACTAAGCAATCTTTAAGATCTGCTTTTGAACAGTGGATGGAAGGTATTAATAATAAAGAAAGTAACCAAGGGATTTTGAATCCTGCAGATTACTATGGTGAGTTAACTGTTAAACACTTAGACAGAAACGGAGGCACAATTACTAAAGGAACATATATCCTAGAAGATGCTTTCCCAATCAATATGTCAGAAGTTGCATTACAATATGCACAAAACGACATCATTGAAGAGTTTACAGTAACTTTCCAATACCAGCATTACACAAACGTCTAAGGTAGTCCCAATAATGGGGAACCAGATGGGCAACAGGATATAAAATTATGGATTTATTTGGATTTGAGATTAAAAGGAAGGATAATGCAGCAAACGAGAAATCGTTTGTTGCCCCTTCAGATGACGGTGCTATTGAGTCGATTCGAGCAGGTGGGTACTACGGTACCTACATGGATCTCGAAGGCGTAGCTCAAACAGAGTCGGAGCTAATTAAAAGGTATCGAGACATTGCCGGGATGGCAGATGTAGATACAGCAGTAGAAGATATTATTAATGAATCTATTGCACAATTAGAGAACGAATCACCCGTCGAACTTAACTTGGATGATGTAGATCTATCAGCCTCAGTTAGGAAATCAATCCAAAAAGAATTTGAATATATTAAGAATCTAATGGACTTTAAAGAAAGAGCCCAGGATTATTATAGAAGATGGTATATAGATGGCAAGATCTTTTTTCATAAAGTCATCGATATAGAACAACCTAAACAAGGGATTAAAGATATTAGATATATTGATCCTAGAAAAATTAGGAAAGTGCGTGAAGTTAAGAAGGAAAAAAATCCTTCTGGCGTTATGTTTGTTAAACAAGTAGAAGAGTTTTTTATCTATAATGATAAAGGAGTTACTACAAAACCAGGCGCATATGTTGCACCTGAAAACCAACAAGGTTTAAAAATAACAAAAGACGCTATAGCATACGCACCAAGTGGTTTGGTAGATCACGATAAGAATATAGCATTATCGTATTTACATAAGGCTATTAGGCCAGCAAACCAATTAAGAATGATGGAGAACGCAGTAGTAATTTATAGAATTACAAGAGCTCCAGAAAGAAGAATATTTTATGTAGATGTTGGTAACTTGCCTAAAATGAAGGCAGAACAATATCTAAAAGACATAATGGATAGATATCGTAACAAATTAGTTTACGATGCTAACACAGGTGAAATTAGAGATGATAAGAAGTTCATGTCTATGTTGGAAGACTTCTGGTTACCTAGAAGGGAAGGCGGAACAGGAACACAGATTGATACATTGCCAGCAGGTCAAAACCTAGGGCAGATTGAAGATGTAGAATATTTTCAAAGGAAATTGTATCAAGCATTAAATATTCCTGTATCGAGATTAGAACAACAGGCTGGACTAAATTTTGGTAGAGCAGCTGAGATAAATCGAGACGAGATGAAGTTTACAAAATTCATCATCAAGTTAAGAAGAAAGTTCTCGGTAATGTTAGCGGACTTATTACATACGCAGCTCTTACTAAAAGGTGTTTTAACTGAAGAAGATTGGCAAGATATCAAAGATGATATAGAGTTTGAATTTGCCACAGATGCTTACTACACAGAATCTAAAGAACAAGAGATTCTAAGAAGTAGAGTAGAAGTATTAAATGGTCTTGCAGCATATATAGGAACATTTTTTAGTAAGCGTTACATACAGAAAAATGTATTAATGTTAACAGATGAGGAAATAGATACTATTGAAACAGAGATTATGGCAGAGCCACAATACAGTAGACAGTATCAGTGGAGTCCTCTCCAACAGGTACAAGGTGATCAACCGGCACCTGAAGGTAATATAAGTAATGAGGTACCCGGTGAAGGTAATCCAGAACCAGGGCCGGATAACTAGGAGATATAAATATAATGGCAGACAAAGCAATTTCAGATATGTTGGACAACATGATAGCCAATAAAGGCTCAGAAGTACAACAGAACTTTAATGATATAATGCAACAAAGAACAAATGATGCGTTAGATACATTAAGACAGGAGAAAGCACAGGATGTTTTTAATAAACATGTTGTTGATCCTGATATGGAACCACAAGGTGTAGCATTAGATGACGCACTTGTGGATATAGATCAAACAACAGGCATGCCTGTAGAAGGAGAAACAGATGGCGAAGACATTTAAAGATTTTAGAAACGGGACGCTTACCGAAAGTCCTGTTGATGGTGTTGCCAAAGGTTCATTAGAAGGCGATAAGCACATGTGCGCTAGTAAAATAATGCACAAGGAATGGAACGAAGGTACACCAATTATTGGCGAACACGCAGAACCAGTTGACGGTACAGTCGCTTGGTATAAAGTAATGTTTGAACACGGTATAGAAACAGTTGAAGTGAATGATCCTAATGTGGAAGTTCTCGAAGAGGGTCCACACATGAACCATAAGAAAAAAACATATTAATTTAATTAAAAGGAAATCACATGGCAGTCACAGTTAATAACTTAAAACTAACCCAAGTCCAGGGAGTAGTATCTGTTAGGGGGACTGCAGCAACCGGAACAATTGCTTTAGCAACAACACTAAAGAAATCAACTGAGACGCAAAGCTCCCCAGCAGTCAATATAAAAGGACTACATTGGACTTTATCTAGCGGAGCTAGCGCTAAGGTTCAACGAAACTCCGTCGTACTATATGAGCTTATGGAAAGCGGAACAATAGATATGTACGGTTTTGCCGACAACTCAGAAAACACATCAGATATAGAAGTAGTTATAGCCGGCGGTGCTGGTGGAACTGTTATAGTTGATTGTGCTAAAATTTCTGGTTACGGTTCACAACAACATCAAGACGCACCACTAGACACTAACGATTCAGGTAATGTTTATGATGGCGGAAGTCTAGGTTAAACGGAGAAGTAGATGAGACTTATTAAAGAATTTAACGAAAGTATTAATTACTTAACAGAAGACAGTAAAGACCCTAATAAACCTAATGTGTTTATTGAAGGAGTTTTCTTACAGTCAGATTTAAAGAACAAAAACGGCAGAGTCTATCCTAAAGAGATTATGCAGAGAGAAGTTAACAGATATGTAGAAGAGTCTGTTAAAACTAAAAGAGCTTACGGAGAGTTAGGACACCCAGAAGGTCCAACTGTAAACTTAGATAGAGTATCTCACATGATTACATCTCTTAAAGAAGATGGTACAAATTGGATAGGTAAAGCCAAAATTATGGATACGCCAATGGGGCGTATTGTAAAAGAACTTATTAGCGAAGGCGCTCAACTTGGAGTAAGCTCCAGAGGATTGGGCTCTTTAAAAGAGAGGAATGGTATTAATGAAGTACAAGATGACTTTATGCTTGCCACAGCAGCAGATATTGTTGCAGATCCTAGCGCTCCAGACGCTTTTGTATCCGGTATAATGGAAGGAAGGGAATGGGTTTTTGTTAATGGTAAATGGACAGAACAAGATATTGAGGAAAGTCAGGCATTGATTAATAGAACTTCTCAGAGAGATCTAGAAGAAGCTAAATTTGCTGTTTTTAATGATTTTCTTAATAAACTGTCTAAAATATAATAGAAATCTGTATAAATATAAATAGTTTATTAGATTATATTAAAATTAAATAATCCTAAAAGGAGAGTAACATGGGAGTAGAATCCAAAATCAGAGAACTTCTAGAAGGCAAGTTGCAAGACGATGCCGTAGAAGTACTTGACGAGCTAGCGGCAAATCGTCCGTTAGATAAGTCAAGCAATGGAGATGCAAAACCACCCCTACAAGGTAACTCTAATCCAAACCCAGAACAGCAAGACCTTAGCGGTTCAAGCAACCCTGAAGGCGGATTAACAAGCCCAGTAGGAAAGGAAGCATCCGCCAAAGCTGGTAGTGCCCCTAGACCTTCTAACTCAGGCGCTGGTAAAGCACCTAATTTCAACGACGGTGAGTCAACTCAAAGCGTTGTAGCACAATCTAGCTCTAAAGGTAATGTACATCAAGAAGAAGTCGAAGAGACTGAAGACGAAGTACTAGAAGAAACACCAGAAGTAGCAGAAGATGAAGTAGTAACCGAAGAAGAGGAAACTACGGAAGAGGTTGTTGCAGAGGAAGAAGTCGAAGGCGAAGAAGTTGAATATGTTGATGGCGAAGAAGAAGAAGTTATTGCTGAGGAAGAAGAATCCGAAGTAGAAGCTTCTGAAGAAGAAGAGTCAACAGAAGAAACTTTATTCGAAGAGGACATTGCTAACTTGTTTGCGGACGAGGAGCATCTTTCAGAAGAATTTAAGACACAAGCAGCTTCATTATTTGAAGCAGTGGTTGTCTCGCGTGTTAACGAACAAGTAAGTGCCATTGAGGACGAACTTGTGGAAGAAGCTAATAAAGCTTTTGAAGACGCGAAAGAAAAGCTTGTAGAAAACATCGACAAGTATCTGTCTTATGTGACAGAACAGTGGATGCAAGAAAATGAGCTTGCTGTAGAAAACGGACTACGCAACGAAATTACTGAATCATTCATTAACGGAATGAAACAGGTTTTCACCGAGCATTACATTGAAATGCCTGATGAAAAATTCGATGTGTTGGCTGGACAAGCAGCAGAAATTGATGAGTTAAAATCTAAGTTAGACGAAGAGATTAACAAGTCAGTTGCAATCAGCGAAGAAAGAGAACAACTACAAAAGGAAAAAGTTTTCCGTTCCGTGGTTGACGATCTAGCTGAAACTGAAGTAGAGAAGTTTGCCGGCTTAGTCGAAGGAATTAGTTTCGACGGCGAAGACAAGTATACTTCAAAACTTAATGTTATCAAGGAAAATTACTTTCCTAAAGCGAAAGCTGATGATAGTGATAAGCTAGAAGATAGCGTTGATCAGGGAACTTTAACAGACAACACCGTGATGAGTAGATATGTACAAGGTATCTCTCAAGCAGCGAAGTTTGATAAGGTTAAATAATAATTTTTTATAAATAGTATAGTTATAAAACATAACAAACAAAGTAAAACAAGGAGAAACTGATGTATCTTTCAGAAGAACTACAGAAAAAGTGGAGCCCAGTTTT